CGGGGTCGAATGACGCGGGCGCGGTGGCTTGGTATGACCAGAACGCGGGGTCGGCGCAGCGGGTGGGGACGAAGGTGGCGAATGAGTTGGGGCTGCACGATATGAGCGGGAATGTGGCGGAGTGGTGCTTTGACCTGGCTACGGTGGGGCGGACGGAACGGCGGTTCCGCGGTGGTGCTTATGCGACGCTCGGTGAGCTGTCGGTGCGGTCGACGCGGCGCGGGGAGCAGCCGGCGGCGGCGGTAAATGCGTGGATGGGGCTTCGCCTGGCGAAGTGGAATTGATGAGGGCGCTCGCGTGGGTTTTGTTGGCGGTGGGGTGCTACGGTGCGCTGGCTTGTGCGTTTATGTCGGGCGTGCTGGGTGCGACGTGGGCGGGGCCGTCGGTGTTTGCGACGTGGGATTTCGCGGGGAGGCTGGAGTGGGGCCGCGGTGTCATAATGGCGGCGGCGGCGGGCTGGCCGTGGGTGCTGGGGTTTGTCGCGTGCGCGGGGTGCGCGTTCGCGGGGGCGCATCTGATGATGCGGGATGAGCCGGCGGACCCGGGGAAGTAAGGGGTGCCGGGTGGCGAAAGTTTTATGCTGCTGCTTTCCTGCGGTTGGGGCGCGGGAAGGTGGCGGCGCGGCGGGCGGCGGCGGCGCGGGCGGGGCTGGGGCGTTTGGCGAGGAGGCTGGCGGCGTTGATGGAGGCGCCGCAATGGGGGCAGAGGTCGGGGGTGTTAGGGGTGCGGGGTGTTTTGGTTTTCATGCGTCTGCTTTCCTTCGGTTGGTGCGTAGATGGTGATGTCTTTGGTGGCGCGGAGGATCGTCTTTAGTTCGCGGAGGATCATGACGACGAGCCCGGGCGGATGTTTGGCGAGAAGATCCCGGACGGTGTCGCGGGCGATTTGTTTTGCTTGTTGTGCGCTCATGGTTTGGCGGCCGCTGCCGGCGCCGGGATTATCCGGCGCCGGGGTGCGGCGGTCAAATGTCGACCTTCTCGAAGCCGGCGTAGTCGTCCAGGAATGCGGCGACGTTGGCCAGGGTGGGCTTGCGTTGCTCGTCGGGCAGCTCGTGCCAGGCGTCATGGCGCTCGCATTCCTCGAGCCAAGCGCCGAATGATTTGGTGATGCGGCGGCCGATGGCGCGATCGGTGGCAGCGTAGTGGTCAAGCGTGTGCGGTGTTGTCATGGTGTTTTCGTGTTGTGGTTGGTTGTGGTTGGTTGGTCAAGCGGCGAGCTCGAGCTCGGGCTGCCGGTGCGGTATGTCGCGGGCCAGCTCGGCGGCGACGAGCCCGGCGGCCATGCGTTGCAGCATGCGGCCGATCGGGAGCCCGGCGAGCGGGGCCTCTACGTGACGACGGAGCAAGGCGGCCGCGGCTTCGGCATAGAGTGCGCTGCCCAGGACAATGATCCTCGAGGCGCACCGGATGCCGGCGCCGGTGGGGTCGTCGTGCAGCAGCTCGAAGGCGTGCGGCATGTCGTCGATCCCGCGGACGGGTTGCATGCGTTGCTCGTAGTAGTCGATGCCGGCGAGCGGCGAGACGAAGCCGTATTTGCCGGACAAGATGCACCAGGCGGCGCGGGCCTCGCTAACCTGGCGCCGGGCCATGCGGAAGAGCTGGCCGGCGTAGGCGTTGCAAGCGAGGGCGCGGCCGTTGGCGATGAACTCGGGGGACTTGGTGCCGGAGCACGCGACGACGAACATGGTGGAGGCGTGCATAGGTCAGTGCGTGACAGTCTCGAAGTCGGCAAGCATGGTGACAGTTAACCGTGCGTGGCGCTCGAGCTCGGCGGCCCAGCCGGCGCCGTAGCCGTCCAGGTATGTGTCGCCGTGCATGTGGTGCGGCTCGGGGCATTGCAGCCACAAGTCGGGGCTGCCGTCGGCCAAGTCGGCCAGGATCTGCCGGGCGTGGTCGTGGGCTTCGGGGCCCTCGAGGAGCTCGGCGGCGGTGCGGGCGCCGGCGGCGCGGCCGTCACGCTCGCCAAGGTCGAGTTCGGCGCGGATGTCTTCGAGCTCCTGGGTGGCGGTGGTGGTGCTCATGTTACCAGTTGGCGTCGGCCATGTTGAATGCCTGGGCGAATTGCATGCCGCGGATCTGCTCCGCGGCGCTGCTGGTTTCGTGGTAGGCTTTGCGGGTTGCGGGGTAGTAGGCGACGGAATCGCCTTTGCGGATCTGCTTGCCGGTCTCGGGGCAAGTGCTGGGGAATCGGGCCGTGATGAAGCACGGCGGCCGGTGTTGCGTGTATCTGCTCATGTTGGTGTTTGCCCGTTTGGTCGGTTGGCTCATCCGGTTTTGTTGTGGTTGTGTGGTTGGCCTGGTGGACGTCCGTGCCGGCGCCGCTCGAGGCGGCGCCGGGGTCGGGCGGTCAAAGGAGGCCGTGCTCTTTGAAGCTGAAATGGCCGGGCATGTTGTCCCGCGGTTGGCCGATTATGACGTGGTCAAGCAAGTGGATCTGCAGCAAGTCGGCGGCCTCGCGGATGCGGCGGGTCAGGGCGCGGTCGGCCTCGCTGGGCGTGGGGTCGCCGCTGGGGTGGTTGTGCAGAAGGGCCATGGCATAGCAATTTGCGATGACGGCCGGGCGCATAATGTCCCGCGGGTGGGCCGTGCATTCGTTCAAGGAACCGATGGCAATAAGGAACAGCTCGGTGATGTTGTGCCGGGTGTCCATGCCGAACGCGACCAGGTGCTCGCGGCCGTCGCCATACCAGGGCGCGGTGGTCACGTGCGCGTTCCATGCCGCGGCGACTTTCTCGGGGGTGCCGGCGGCGCGGGCGATGGGCTCGCATACGCGGGTTTCAACGATCTTCACCTCGATCATGGGACGAGGCGCGAACAGGTCATCTTGCATGTTTGTCATATTTGATTTGCCCGTTTTTTCCGGTTGGCTCTTCCGGTTTGGTTGTTGAACTACGCTCTCAACATAGCGTGCGCACGCTACAAAGCAAGGGGAAATTTCAAATTATTTTTGGGGGGTGTTTTGCCCAGGTCAGAACCAGCTGCCGGGCCAGGGCCCGCGAATGATATTGGCTTCCGGATATTCGCGGACCAATATCAGGTTCCCGCATCCTCGGCGGCGCGGGCGGTGGGGTTTCCGCGGTGGTCGAGCGGGTAGTCAATAACCTTGCCGGCGTGGCTTTTGTGGGTGGTGACGGTGAGACCGCGGGCGACGGCATCCTCGATGCATTCGCGGGCCATGGCGGTGCGGGTAAGGCTCGAGGCCGTGGCAAGGCGGCAAAGCTCGGCGTCGGTGGCCTCGCTGATCGTGGTGCTGATGCGGGTGCGGCCCTTGCCGGCGGTGTGGTCCGACTTGCGCCGGGTCGTGCGTTTCATACGGGCAATGTCGCACGGTTAAAATTTCTAGCAAGAATTTTCTTGCGCTCTAGTTAGTTCTAGCTAGAAATAGTCGACATGCCCACCAAAGTGCTTGCCCTGCACGTGCCGGCGGACGTCCTCGAGAAGATTGATGATCTCTCGCGGAGCCAGTGTTTAAGCCGCTCCGCGGCCGTTCGGCTTATCCTCATCAATGAACTCGAGCGGCGTCGGATGCAATCCGACGAAGCGCAACCGGAGGCCGCCGCGTGAATGATTCGGCCGTGATTTTATTTTTGCTTTGCTCGTTCCTGGTCGCGTTGGCCGGGGTGTTTCACGAGCTGGGAAAGTTCATGCGGAGGGGCCAGCGATGAGCGCGGCGGCCGCGTTGCGTTGTCGCCGGGCGAAGCCGGCCGCGGATCGGCGCCGGGCGCCGGCGCGGTGGATGGTCTACGGCTTTTGTCCGCTCACCGGGCCCTGGCGGGAAATCGTCCGGGCAGCCACGGCCGCGGGCGCCCTGGTGCGCTATTGCGCAGAGCATGACATGAGCCCAGAGGCGTGCCACGTGCGGCCGCATTGATGGCGCCGGGCCCTTTTTCTTTTTTTATGGCTAACCAAGAGACAAACAAAGCGGCGCCGGGGTTGCCGGTGGTGTTCTCCATTGCGGATCTCGGGGCCCGGTTGGGGCTGAGCCGGCGGACGATCACGGCGGCGCTGTCATCGGGCGAGCTCGAACATTACCGGGTTGGCTCCCGGGCATTGATCCCGGAACCGTCCGCGGTGGCCTGGCTCGAGGCTCGGCGCATCGGCCGCCGGCCGCGTCTGCGCGTAGCATGATGGCAAAGCGCGGCGCCAGTCTGATACAGGAAGCGGCGGCCGCCCAGGTTGCCGCCCCCGTTCTTTCTTTTTTTTCGGAGATAGAGGAGGCGGAGAAGAGGCTTGCTGACGCTGGGGAATTTACCGGCGAACGATTGCACCGGAATCGGCCGGGAGTCTATGCGGCGGTCGTCCGGATGGCGGCCGAGGGTCAGAGCATCAGCGCCACGGCGCGGGCGCTGGGCGTCTCCCGAAATACAGTGTGCGCCGTCCGTGAGCGGGAGGGCATTTCTGTAGAGCAGGAAAGAAAAGAACTACTGAAGGATCTGCGGAAGGCTTCCCGGCTGGGTGTCGAGAAGGTCCTCGAGCTCATGCCGGATCTCAAGTCCGCCAAGGATGCAGCGATCACGGCGGCCGTGATGCTGGACAAGATGCAGCTATTGAGCGGCGAGGCAACCGCCCGGGTGGAGCGTGTCGAGGTGCGGCCCGATCAGGTCAAGGCGTTCGTGGATTCGTTGCCGGTGATCGAAGCCGAGCTGGTCGAAGGTGAACTTGCAACCGGTGTTACCGGGGAAACATCCGAACAAAAGGCGGGCAGCCTGGCCTTGCCGGCGCCGAGCCTTGCCTCTGATTCAAGATCAGAGGTTCGGGCCACTGATGACAGAGACGGGCAGGCAGGTCGGGCCACTTGCCGGACCACTGAGGCCGCGGCCGCGGTCGATGGTGCCCCCGGTGCCGGTATTAGGGGGGGAGGGGGTGCCGCTTCTGATGTCTGTGCCCCAGGGGTGATTGATACCGAAAAACAGAATTTTGGCCAAAGGGCCAATGTCCGCGAGTCCGGTCATGGGGAGCCGGCAGCGGACAAACCTTCATGCAAACGCACACCGAAACCAAAGAAGGGCTCCTCGAAGAAGGAGCGGACTACAGCAAAAAAGAAGGGGGGCTCAAAGTGTTGACGCGCACTGGAGTCAACAAGGTCGCTGAGATGCTGCGCCAGCGCCGGCAACAGGCCCAGCAGCCGCTTCCCGAGCCAGACAATGCTCCGATAGCGGAACCCGAAAAAAAAGAAGAGTGGCGGCCGGGCGAGGGGGCTCCGGCGACGACCGGCCCGATCATGGCCACGGCCCTCCGCTCCCGCAACCTCCCAAACCGCAAACGCCTTTCCTGCCTCGTCAACGGCCAAGAGCACGCCGTCCTGGTCCGCGACACCGGCTACTACCGGCAGGGCGAGTCCTTCGAAGTCCGCCTCAACGACCACGGCGAATACGAGGCCGCCATCCACCGCAGCCAGCCCCGCTTTCGATGAACGACCTCGACTCTCCCCAATGGTGCTGCATGTGCCCGCGCAAAGCCGGCTTCCTCACGGACATCGGCTTCCTTTGCTCCGGCTGCTTCTACGAATCGCAAAAAATCATGACTTGGCTCCTCACGAATCTCGGCTGGCGCCCCATGGACAAACACGAACGCCACGAACATGACCACAAAACAGCCTGATCCCATCGCCCCGAAGCCCAACCGCGCCCACAAAGCCGCCGACATCCTCCGCGAGACCGACGGCCGCACGCAGCTCGTCGGCTACCTCGGCTGGCTCACCATCCTCGACCGCCTTGCCCGTCGCCAACCGTGAAAAAAATGAACCGCCGCACCCTTGAGATCGAACCCGGCACCATCGGCTACCAGCACTTCGACGCCGCCGGCATGAACCGCGCCCTCAATGCCTGGGCCAAACGCCGCGGCATCACCTGGGAATCCCCCTTCCGCAAACCCCTCGACCTCGGCCCCAAAAAGAAACCCCGTCCTCAATGAGAATCCGCACCATCAAACCCGAATTTTGGCAGCACCCCGTCATGTCGCGGCTGCCCTATGACACCCGCATCCTCGCCCTCGGCCTCCTCAACCTCGCCGACGACGAAGGCTACTTCAGCGCCGACACCGACTACATCCGCGGCGCCGTCCTATTCCGCGAAGATTCGTCGAATGTTCGTCGAATGCTCGACGAGCTTTCGCGCAGCGGTTGGATCACCCTCTGCGGCAGCCCCGAACGCCCCGTCGGCCGCGTCGTCAACTTCCGCAAACACCAACGCGTCGACCGTCCGCAACCCTCTCGCCTCAAGCAATATGCGCTCGACGAATCTTCGACGAACGATCGACGAGCCCTCGACGACGAATCGACGCAGGAACAGGGAAAGGAAAGTAATACCCCTATAGTCCCCAAAGGGGACGAAAACCCTGAGCCTCCGGCCGCAGAAAAACCCGAAACACTCCTCCGCGCCATGGCGCTCTTCCGCATGCGCCCGGCCACCCCGCTCGACCGCGCCACCCGCCGCGCTTGGAAACTCGCCAGCGCCGCCGTCACCGCCACCGATCCAGCCGAATGGCTCCAGCTCGAGGCCTACTACTCCGCCGATCTGCCCGACAAAGACGACTACCGCCGCCGCGACCTCGCCACCCTCCTCAACAACTGGTCCGGCGAACTCACCAAATCCGCCCGCTTTTGCGAACGCATAGGCTGGCATCCCGAAAAATCCGAAAAAAAAGAAAAAGGGGCGCCGCCCGACGACCTCTGGCGTGAAGTCCTCCGCGCCCTTTACCCCGAGTCCGACCCCCACGTCTACGCCACCTGGGCCATGGTCCCCGACAGCCTCCGCACGGAGATCCTCGAAGCCATCGCCCTCGCCGAAAAGGAGGCCGCATGATCCCCCAAGCCCTCGCCTACCTCCTGCTCTTCGCCCTCCTCGCGGTCATCGTCGCCGCCCTCTTCGACGACAACGACCCCCGCTTCCCATGAACACTTTGCCCCTGACGAATGGTGCGCCGGGAGATCCGGCGACGGGCCGTGCGAAACATCCACGCCTCATGAAACACGTCGGGGCAACCCCTCTATGACAAACAAAACCCGCACACAACTCCGCACCGGCCTCCTTCTCCTGGCCGCGTTCGCCACCTACGCCGTCCTCGGCCTCCTCCTCATCCTGCGATGAACACCACCAGCCACACCTACACCGTCGGCCGCACCGAAGGCGTCATCTACCCGCCCGGTGTCGGCCCGGCGCCCACCGCCATCCAGCTCGCCGAGTTGTATGACAAAGCCGCCCAGCGCATCGCCAAACTCGAACGCGCCCTCCACCTCTGCGCCCCGCTAACGAAACGCGCCCAGCAAGCCCGCAGCGAAGCCCTCGACCCCGACCTCCAATGACCCAACCCATCAAAACTCCAACCCGCTTTCTCTTCTCCCGCGAGATGCCCAAAGCCAAACGCCGATTCACCAAAGGCACACTCCTCGGCCGCCCCTTGCGCCGCAAAGACAGCGGCACCACCGCCACCAACTTCCGCGGCCGCGCCCGCGTCAAACGCCTCCGCCTCCGCAAACTCCAACGCACCGCCCGCCGCCGCCAACGCCCATGAACCCCGACGAAGAACTCCAACACCTCCGCGACCAGCTCGACGCCTGGCGCGAAGTCGCCGGCATGCTCGCCTCGAGCCTCCAAGCCGGAGCCGCGTCCGTCCGCCCCAGCGCCTACCACTTCCGCGGCACCGCCCTCGAATCATACGAGCGTTTGAAAACCAACGGCACCACCTCCGACCTCTGACCCTCTCAAATCTCCAATTTCAAATCTCCAATCCCAATCCACCATGACCCCTGACAATTCCCAAATCCCCCTCTGGTCCCACGAAGCCGAAGCCAGCCTCATCAGCAGTGTCCTCAACGGCGGCCAGCCCACCCTCGACGCCGCCCTCGAGCTCGTCCAGGACGACTGGTTCTTCGCCCCGGTGAATAAAACCGCCTGGCTCCTCCTCAAAGACATCGCCCACAAACGCCAACCCCTCGACCTCCTCACCTACACCGAAGCCTGGCGCCAATCCGGCG